TTTGAGCAATGCGTCGGTTCGCTGGAGCTACAGGGCAACACCGCAATCTGTGGTACAGTGCACAACTACCTTCTCGGTTTCTCGGCTCGTGTAGCCGCGAGCGGCAAATAAGAAAGGACAATAAATGGCCGTAAGACCCGGACAGCAGAAAATCAGCCTCCCGCAGATGATTCCCACCGCACCTGGGGCAATCACCGTTCAGGGACCAGGTTCCGAATACACTGCGATGCAGGCTGGCGGCGGGACCGTAACCCTCAATGGCGCAACGCCTGTTACCGTGGCCGATGCGCGGGTCACGGCCAATTCCATCATCGTCTTCACGCTCAAGAGCGTGAATGCGGGCACTGTCAGCCCCAATGCCCCCAACGTCCTGACGATTACACCAGGTACTGGGTTCACCGTGGGTGGCACCGCCTTGGACCTCGGGACTTACAATTACGCGATCCTCGGCTAACCGCCGCGAACCTCAGGAGAAAACAAAGATGAAAAAGCACATTCTCACGGGCCTCGCAGCGGCCCTTGTCGCCATTGGCCTTTCCGGCGCGGCTTTCGCCGGACCGCCGCAGGTCACGTCAATCAATCCCGGCGTTGATCTCATCCAGATCATTCCCAACGGCAGCCCGCAGGTTGGGAACGTCTATGCGACCGTCGCGCAGGTGCTTACTGGCGGCACTAATACCTCCGGCCTCAATGGCAATACGTTGCCGCTGACCAACTTCAAGACTGGCGCTGGTATCGGCATGTCCGCCAGCGCAGGCGCTTCCGTCTTCGGCATTGCGATTACGGCCGGTACTTCCGAGCACCTGATTGGTGAGGCCGCCAACTCCAACACCAAGACCGATGTCGCAGGTTACGAATACACGCTTCCGGCCTCGTACGTGGCAGGCAGCAACATCACCGTCACGGTCAACAGCAACTACAATCTCGGCTCCGGGACCGTAGGCACTCATACTCTGGCTGGCGCCGCTTATCTGGCGGCGGCTGACGGCACTCAGGGTTCGAATCTGATTGCGACTTCGGCGCAGACCGTTCCGGCCGCAGCTGGCACCGTCTCGTTCGTAATCACCGGCGCTGGTCTTACCGCCGGCTCACGTCTCTGGCTGACTCTGACTATGGTCATTCAGGACACTGGCGGGAGCAACATTACTGGCCAGATCAACTCGGTCATACTGAAATAGCCATGCCGGCGACTAGCGAGGCCCAACGGCGATTGATGTTCGCCGCCGCTCACACGAAGGGAGGCGCCGGTGGCGTCTCCCAGAAGGTCGGCAAGGAATTCGCTGACAGCGACAAGGGCGGCAAGCTTCCTGAGCGGAAGGGAAGCCGCAAGGACCGCATGTATACGAACAAGCGCAGCCGTGGCTAACCCCACGGCTGTTGACGTATCGTCAAGGACGAGGCCGATGGCTGAGAAGAAAAAGAACTGGATCAAGGGTGCCATCAAGCATCCGGGGGCGCTTAAGGCGAAAGCCGAAGCGGCCGGTGAGACCACCAAGGAATTTGCTTCAAAGCATGCCGGAGATAGCGGCAAGACTGGCGCTCAATCTCGCCTCGCCGAAACGCTCATGGGCATGAGCCACAAGCGCACTGACCGTCAAAAGCGTCTTTATTCACGCACAAAGGGCTAATCACCATGGCTGACAAAGAAGGCCGCCGCGAGCGCATGTATCCTTCGGCCAAGAAGGATTCCAAGGACGAGCGCAATGGCGAGGAAAAGAAGGTCGAGAAGAAGGCCGAGGACAAGGCGGACGAGTCCAAGGGCGAGAAGGCCGAGGATGCGAAGCCGGACGGCGGCGGCGAAGGCGGCGGTGAGGATATCCGCGGTCGCCATGCCGAAGAACGCAAGACTATGCGTAAGCGGCAGGAAACCGAACGTCGTGATGCTCATGGGAACCATAGGGAAGCCATGCGGCAGATGGATGCGCGCCACGAGAAGGAAATCGGGGCGATGAACGATAAGCATGACGGCGAACTCGCTGCTCAGGCGGTTCCTGCTGTCCCCGGTGCCGCTGGTGAGCCTCAGTCTCCCGGTGCTAACGGGCCGGTTCCTCCGGGCGGGGAATAGCCATGATCTCAATGGTCTCGCTAGAGCTGACCGATGATGAGAAGTACGACTCGTCCAGCCCTATTCCGATGCCGGATAAGCCGGACTACCCGTATGGGATGAAGATTTGCCTGACCGATGCCGAGATAGAGAAGCTTGGCATCGACCCCGCGGAGGCGACTGTGGGTGGCAAGTTCATGATGCAGGGCTTGGCGTGCATCACCTCGGTCTCGTGCAATGACGGCCCCGATGGTAAGTGCTGGCGTCTGGAAGCCCAGATCGAGGATTTAGGCATCCTTGGCGAGGATGACGAAGCCTAGGACTACCAACTGACCTGAGCGGGAGGACCAACCGACAGGCTCGTTCGATGAAGTTGTTTCGTGTGCTTGCCGCCGTTGCGGCATTATTCTTGTCCGCCCCGGCTTTTGCTCAGACGGTGCCGTTGCAGGCTGGCCCATGGACCCCTGGCCACGCACCCATGTATTCGGGCGGCGGAGGCTCACAGCCAGTTATTCAGGACTCGGGGCCTGCTGGTGGCGGGGCAATCGGTCTGGGCCTCTCAGAGGGCCTGTACGTCGCCAGAGGCACTGGTACGGCTCCCTACTCCGGTCAGGGGTCTGGGCCGTCCGGAACCAACCTTTGCGACTACGACGCGCCACTGACCAATGCGACCGGCTATCACTTCCTTTGCTTCAGCGCGAATGCGACGGGTGGCAATGGCCTGATCACGTATGGGTATGGTGGTGGGGCCACCCCCGGTACGCTCAGCCTGAGCATCAATGGGACGACGGTGCCATTCGGTTATTCGGCTTCCCTGCCGCTGCAGGTGACGGCCGGGAACCTGTCGCTCAACTACGACGGCAACTTTGTCTTGTCTGGCAACAATCTTGCGCTGGTGACGGCGAACAGCGGCTACGTGCTTGCCAATGCCACGGCGGGGACTGCCGAGCCGCTTCCGGTATCCCCTTCAGCATGGTTCAGCCGGTGGTGCAGCGCGTCTTCGGATGAGGTGCCCTACAGCACCGGAGCGAGTACCTGGGGCTGCCTCGGACTGTTGGGAACCGCTCATACGTGGACCGGGGCGCAGACATTCACGACCCCGATAGCGGTTGGGTCAGGAGGTACGGGACAGAGCACCTTCACAGCCAATGCGCCGCTGATTGGTAGTGGCACGAGTCCCGTCACGGTTGGCTCACGTTCGGGCACTACGACCGTATTTGCTACGGCTACTGGAACCCTGACGGACGGCGATTGCGTCTCGCTGAACGCGGGCAACATCATTGACGCTGGCGGCCCATGCACGACAGGCGGCGGCGGCGGCACGGTATCGGCTGGCACCGCCAATCAGATGGCTTGGTACGCCGGCACCGGAACTACTGTCTCCGGCCTCGCTACTGCCAACAGCGGCGTGCTGATAACCAGCGCGGGTGGCGTCCCGTCGATCAGTTCGACGCTGCCTTCCGCGGTGCAGGGCAATATTACGTCGGTCGGGACGGTGGCGTCCGGTACGTGGAGCGGTACCGCTATCCTGCCTGCCAAGGGCGGCACGGGCCTCACCACGATAACTGCGCATGGGGTAATGATCGGTGAGGGTACATCCAACGTCGCGACGGCCTCACTTACCAATGCGCAGGTGCTGGTCGGACAGACGAGCGCCGATCCTGCGGGAGAGACTGTAAGCGGCGACTGCACGCTGGCTAACAGCGGGGCAATCACCTGCACCAAGTCGAACGGCTCGGCCTTCGGGACGGCGGCGTTCCAGAACACCACGGTATTCGCACAGACCGCCAATAATCTGTCCGATCTTGCCTCGGCCTCATCGTCGCGCAGCAATCTCGGCCTTGGCACGGCTGCGACGTTGAACGTCGGTACGTCGGCCAACAACGTCGTGCAGTTGAACGGCTCGGCGCAGCTGCCGGCTGTGGATGGCAGTCTGCTTACGAACCTTCCGTCGAGCGGGGGCACCAACTATCAGGCATTTACCACGGCGGGCTCGTTCACATGGACCAAACCAGCCGGCGCGACCTCATCCTCCCAGACTTCGATTCAGTGCTGGGGAGCTGGCGGCGGCGGAGGCTCGAACGGTGGTGGCGGTGGCGGTGGCGCAGCCTCTAGATGGCTGTCAACTTCTTTGCTTGGGGCGACCGAAACAGTCACGATTCCCAGCGGCGGTGCGGCAGGTGTAATTGGTGGCAACGCGACGTTCGGCTCGTGGTTAACCGCCTATGGTGGCGGTTCCGTTTCCGGGACGGGAGGCGGTGGCGGCGGCGGTTTAGGAGGCGCTGGAACCAGTAGCTCAGGAACGACCCCAGGTAATGGGGGTGGTGTTTCAGGCGGCAACGGGGGAGGAGGTGGCAACGGCAATACTAGCGGTTTGCCTCCTGGCGCAGGGTCATCCGCTGCTTGGGGCGGCGGTGGCGGCGGTGGAGGTGTTACTGGCGGCAACGCCAACGGCGGGAATGGTGGTGCATCAAGTACCAGCGGCGGCGGCGGCGGTGGCGGTCAGTCCGGGGGCGGATCGCCTGGAACTGGAGGAAGTTCACAATTGGCCGGCGCCGGAGGCAGTGTTGGCGTTAACGGAACTGCCCCGGCCGGCGGCGGCGGTGCTGGGGCATCAGGTGCTCGTGGCGAATGCCGCATAGCAACCTTCCTGTGAGGCATGGCCTTGGTCACGGCGGCGGATATCGTCAATCAGGCACTCCAGTACATTGGCGACAACATGCCGCCGGTCACTGGCAATGCTCCGAATTTCGACGGTTCCACGGCCGGTAAGGCTGCCGCTCAGCTCTATGCTCCGTGCGTTGCGGCGGTACAGCGTGAATTCGAATGGGACGCGTCGCGTAACACCATCGCCTTGGTGGCAAGCGGGAATGTTGCTCCATACCCGTGGTCCTATGAGTACGTCTATCCGGGAAACGGGATTGAGGTCTGGCAGGTCATGCCGACTTCCGGGATCGATCCATACGATCCGCTTCCGATAAACTACGTCGTTGCCAACGCGGTAGTTGGTGCAGCTCAGGCACGGGTCATCCACACCGACCTCTCGCCTGCTCAGGCCGTGTATAACAACAACCCGAATGAGAACACTTGGGACGCCGGTTTCCGGGAAGCTGTGGTCCGCAGGCTGGCAAGTGAACTGGCTATGGCGATTAGCGGCAAGCCTGACTTCGCACAAGTGATGATCGACAGCGGCGGCCAAGCCGAGGGCATGGCAACGCAGAGGCGTAACTAATGGTAGCCTCTCTCCAGAGTGCCGCGGACATTGTAAATGTTAGTCTTGCCCGTGTCGGATGGAAGCAGCAGATCGGTTCGCTGTACGACGGCTCTCAGGCGGCCCAGATCGCGCTCAACGTTTACGGCCAGACACGCGATGAGATGCTGCGCAAGGTCAATCCTGACTTCGCCATGCGCAACATCGCCATGACGTTGCTCAAGTCAGCTCCTCCAGGTGGATACGTGCCAGCCGTCAGTCCTTGGGACCCGACCACGAATCCTCCGGTGGGCTACCTGTTCGAGTACCAATATCCGGCGGATTGTTTGAAGGCGCGGGCCGTAAAGCCGATGCCGATCTTCTTCCCAAATGTCGATCCGCGCCCATACGTTTTCGCCATTGATAACGACAACTATTACACGCCACCAAAGCGCGTGATCCTGTGCAATGTCTCGAATGCGCTTCTGGTCTATACAGGTCGGGTGACCGACCCTTCGACTATGGATGTCATGTTCGTGGAGGCGCTGACCGAAGCCTTGGGCGAGAAACTGGCGGCGGCTCTTACCGGAGGTGATGCGGCCAAGTTCGAGGCATCGGAGTCTCAGGGCGAGACCATCGCTGCTGCGGCGGAGCAGGGCTGATGAGCGATTATCTGCCAACTAACGTAGCCAATCAGGCTCTGGATGCTATCGGTTGGCCAGATGTGCTGGGAGATATCGAGGGAGGCTCGCGCGAGGCACAGATCAGCCTCAGGGCCTATCGCCAGTGTCTTCAGCAGTTGCTTAGGGCGGCGAACTGGTCGTTCGCTCGCAAGCAGGCTCCGCTCCAGCTTCTGGCAGATGCCAGCGGCAATACGCCGAACGTCGGGACGCAGGTGCCCCAGCCGTGGATTTACGAGTACGAGTACCCGACCGATTGCATGAGGGTCCGCTTCATCCCGTGGAACCTGAACAATCAGGCCGATCTCGTTCCGTCGAACAATATCCAGATACCGTCTACGCCGCTGGTCACCGGCATAGGTCAGCAGCCATGGCTTGGACTTCGCATTCGGCCGGCGCGGTTCGTGGTGAGTACCGATTTCAACTATCCGCCACCGGGCGGAAGCCAGACATGGGACGTGCAGGGCGTGTCTCCTGCTGGGCGCACTGTGATCCTCACCAACGTTCGCTATGCAACGGCGGGATACACGTCACTAGTGCTCTACCCGAACCTGTGGGACTCGCTATTCCGGGCTGCACTGGTGGCCTATCTCGCCAGCGAGATTGCGCTTCCCATCTGGTCCAAACTGGATCGCAATTTCGGCCTCAAGGTGCGTGATGAGCAGGTCGCCATCGTAAAGGCCAAACTGATCGAGGCCCGCCTTCTTGACGGGAACGAGGGGGTGCCGAGTTCCGATATTGCAGTGGACTGGATGAGGACACGCCGCGGCGGTGGCAACTGGAACGGCTGGGGTGGCGGCTGGGACGGTGCAGGCGGTGAAGGCGGCAGCTATTGGGGCAGCAACGATTCCCTGATGCTGGCTAACGGCGCGACGTTCTAGGGGGGACGGCATGGCGACGCCGTTTCTCACTCCGGCACTTGTGACTGGCGAAATCTCGCCGTCCATGCTTGGGCGGGTGGATATCGACCGCCAGCGCGTAGCGGCTACCACCGAACGCAATATGTACGTGAATTACAGGGGAGGGGCGTACAGCCGTGCCGGCACGTCCTTCGTCGGCTTCTCCAAGCAGACCGGCCGCAGTTTTCCACCTCGGATGATCCCGTTCCAGTTCTCGGTCAACGAGGGCTTGGCTCTGGAATTCGGCCACCACTACATGCGGGTGATCCGGCAAGGGGCCTACGTCACCGAGACGCCGGTAGCCATCGGCGGCGCGTCTCAGGCCAATCCGGCAGTTCTGACCTTTGGTGCTGAAGGTGCCACGGCGGCCACTCCAAATACCGCAGCCGTGACGTTCTCATATGCGCCGGATGACCTGATCACGCTGGCTGGTGGAAGCTATCTGACGCCAGCCGTGCTTCAGGTGGTCACGAGCCGCCTTGTTTCGATCCTGATCAATGCACACGGCACTGGTTACACGGTGGGCGATACCGTGACGCTGGCCGGGGGCACATCGAGCGCATCCGCAGTTGCTACCGTCGCTTCGGTCGGGTCGTACTCGGCGCTGGGCAACTTCACCTTCGCGACCAATCCGGCCGATGGCGACGCCATAGTCCTGAACGGCGTGACGTGGACGTTCAAGACGACGCCTACCGCTTCTGCCCAGACGCAAATCCAATCGACACTGGCCGGTACACTGGCGCAATTGGCTGCCGACCTGAACGCATCGGCGAACGCCAGCCTGACCGTCGCGACCTACTCAGCCACGGCCACGCAACTGAACATCACCTACGACACGCCGGGCACGGGCGGTAATGCGTACACGCTGGCGGTGACGACGGGTGGAGCGGTGCGCAGCGGTGCCACACTGACGGGAGGCACTGCCACCGGTATCGTCGGCCTCACCGTGACGACTCCGGGGGTATTCACGGCCCTTCCTGCCAATGGGCTGATGACCCAATCGGCCACCTCAGGTGGCGGATCAGGAGCATCGTTCCAGACGGCCGTGTTCGGTCCCAATACGCTGAACATCGTCAACCCCGGTGCCTACAACACCGTGCCGGTGAATCCTGTCGCTCAGGCGTCGACCGATGGCATCGGCATGGGCGCTACGTTCAATCTAACGTGGGCTGCCGTCGCGCCCTTCTCCAACGACGACTGGCTGTTCATTCAGGGCGTGCTCGGCATGACCGAGTTGAACGGCAACACTTATCGAACCGCCGGTGTTACGCCGACCACCGTCGAGTTGCTCGATGTCTACGGCACGCAGGTCAATTCCACCGGCTACACGCCATACACGGGTGGGGGTACGGCGGCTCGCATCTTCACCGTGGCGACTCCGTATGATGAACAGGATTTGCCATATCTGAAGATCACGCAGTCGGCCGACGTGATGACGCTGTGCTGCGTCAATCAGGCGACGGGCACGGAATACAAACCGCAAGACCTGTCTCGGATCAGCGACACGGATTGGGTGTTTTCGGATGTTGTAGCCCAGCCGTCCAGTTCCCCTCCGCCAAGCACCGCAGCGACCGCTAGCGCCGGTGGATCGACCAACTATCAGTACGAGGTGACGGCGGTCTCCCCGGATGACGGCAGCGAGAGCATCGCGTCTCCGGTGGCTTCGGTGCAGGGCGTGGATATTGCCACCACCGCCGGGCAGATCAACGTCACTTGGACCTCGGTGGCGGGCGTCAACCAGTACAACATCTACAAGGCGCAGCCGAGCACCGGGACACCTGTTCCGACAGGATCGTTGTTCGGCTACATCGGTACGGCTTATGGCAACGGCTTCACCGACAGCAATATCGTCGGGGACTATTCTCAGGTTCCGCCTCTCCACAAAGACCCGTTCGCCAGAGGCCAGATATTCGGCGTCACGCCGATCACCGGAGGCACCGGGTATACCAATGCCGCCGCGGCCATCACGACCTCCACCGGGGCCGGCGTCTCGATAGGGACCGTGGTGCAGAACGGGGCGGTGGTCGGGTACATCATTTCTGATAACGGCCACGACTACGCGCCGACGGATACGGTCACGATCACGGGTGATGGCACGGGCGCGACTGCGAGTCTCATCGTCGGTCCTGAGAGCGGGACATATCCGTCGGTTCCCGGCTACTTTCAGGAACGTCGGGTTTTCGCCAACACGCTCAACCAGACCGACACGTACTTCATGTCCCAGACGGGGGCGTTCACCAATTTCGATAGCCGCATTCCTCCGATAGACACCGACGCCATCATCGGCAGTCCGTGGTCGGTGCAGGTGAACGGCATCCAGTGGATGGTGCAGACCTCCGGCGGTCTCTTGGTGATGACGGGCAGTTCGGCGTGGCTTCTGGCCGGGGCTGGGTCGTTCGCCACCAACGTTCAGGCGATCTCTCCGTCAACACAGGATGACGTGCCGCAAGCCTTCACCGGCGTGTCACCGCGAGTGCCGCCGATCAAGATCAACTACGATGTGCTCTATGTGAATTCTAAGGGGTCGTACTACTTCGCCCTTCCCTACCAGCTCTACGTGCTGTCCGAGCCAATCGACATCACCGAACTGGCGACGCATCTGTTTACGGATTTCTCCATCCGAGAGAACGCATGGTGCGAGCAGCCCTATAAGCTGTTGTGGGCGGTGCGGGATGATGGCGTGCTCCTCAGCCTCACCTACTACAAGGTGCAGGCCGTCTCGGGCTGGGCTCGGCACGATACCAACGGCTATTTCGAGAGCGTGTGCTCCATAGTCGAACCTCCGGTTGATGCCCTCTATCTGGCGACCAAGCGGTTTCCCGGCGGGAAGACCGCGTACATGATCGAGAGGATGAACAACCGTATCTGGAACGAGATCGATGACGTGTGGGCCGTCGATGCTGGGCTGAGCCTGCCGCAGCCGACGCCGAATGCCACCCTGACGGCTGACTCGACCTACGGTCTCGGTTCTATAACTGGCGCGGCCAACCTGTTCGGTGGAGCGGGATATTCCGCCGGGACAACGGCGGCGGTAGTGGACGACAACGGGCAAGGTCCGGGAACCGGAGCAGTCCCTGTACTCACCATCATCGGCGGGGTGATCGCTGGCATCGCCTTCCCGTCGCAGGGTGCCGACTACATCAACCCGAAACTGGTGTTCACCGATCCGGCCAACTCAGGCTCAGGAGCGCGGGCCGATTGCGTGCTCAACACCTCGGCGGGATTCATTGCAGATGGTCCGGTGTTCTCGGCCGGAGATGTCGGCAAGGTCATTCGCATGGGCGGTGGAACTGGCACGGTCACGGCCTACACCGACGCCGAGCACGTTACCGTTAGACTTACCGATCCGATCACTGCAATCCTTCCCAACAGCGGCGGTCAAGTGGCGCCACAAGCACCCGGCGCGTGGACCATGACCAGTCCGGTCACGCGGGTGTTCGGACTGGATCATCTGATCGGAGCGACGGTAACCGGCGTTGCCGATGGCACAGTAATCACGCCGCGCACAGTGCAGCCGGACGGCTCGATTACACTGGATGCGCCGGCGAGCGCCATCGTCGTCGGTCTTGGCTTTCAGGCTCAGTTGCAACTCGTATATTTCGAGGCCGGTCCCCCGACAGTTCAGGGACAGCGCAAGAAGATATCAGCCATCAATGCCTTGGTGGAAAACTCGCGCGGCGTGAAGGTTGGCGGGGCGCAGCAGGACGGATCGACACTAAGTCCTCCACAACTGGCGACGGTGTGGGAGGACATGGTGCCCGCGCCGGACAAGGTGCCTCCGGCCTACAACAGCACCGTGGTCCCGCTCTACACTGGCTATAATCGCATCCCTGTGCAGGGCGGCTTCAATCTCACCGGCCAGGTATCCTTGCAGCAGGACTATCCGTTGCCCCTATCGGTACTCGCGGTGGTCAGCGAGACGCTTCTCGGCGATACGCCGGATCAGATGGCCAAGCCGAAACAGCAGGCGCGGCAATGATCGTCGATGGCAAGCCGTGGCATTGCGGAGAGATAGCCAGACGGCTTCGCAAGGGGCACCGCGAGGTGCTGGACGGGATGAAGGTCCGCACGCACCGCGAATTGCGTCAGGCGTTCGACGGTTCGATCTGGTGCAAGTCATGGTTCCGCGAGGATCGGCTTATGGCCATGGCCGGGATCACCGGGACGGTAGGATCGGCTGAAGGGTCGGTCTGGCTTGCGTTGTCGGATGAGGCGACCAAGCATCCCATCGCTCTGGTGAAGGCCGTCCTTGGCCACATGGACGAGATGTTCACCACCAAGCGCCGTCTCACCACGATTGTGCTAAAAGACGACCGGGAAGGAGTGCAGTTCGCCTACTTCCTCGGTTTCAAGGTAGAGCAGGCCGTGACCATCAACGGGGCTGAGGCGATGATCATGGCGCTTGAGCGCAAATCGCGGCAGGTGGCGTAGATGGCATTCCTCGCCGCCGCTGGTCCTGCGCTTGGTCTGCTGGGAGCCGGTGCCTCCGCCATCGGGACATTGGAGGCCGGCTCGTATCAGTCTCAGGTCGCCCGTAACAATGCCCAGATAGCCACCCAGAACGCCGCCTACGCTGTTCAGGCAGGCCGGCAGCAGGCCGATATCCAGTCACGCAAGGGAGCCGCCCAAGGGGCGGCAGTGCGTGCCGGGCTGGCTGCTTCTGGGGTGGATGTTAATTCCGGCTCCGCAGCCGATGTTCAGGAAGGCCAGCGCGAGACCTCCAAACTCGATGCCGAGACGGTGCTCAACAACGCCGAGCTACAGGCTTACGGCTACACCACACAGGCTACCAACTACACGGAGCAGGCGTCTCAGGACGAAGAAGGCGCCGAGTTCGGGGCGGCTGGATCGCTCTTGAGCAACGCCTCATCGCTCAGCTTCAAATGGGGTGGTGGCTCGGCTGCGTCTTCTCCGGGTTCTAGCGGAGAATGGGCCGGCACCGGCAGTTCCATATGACGGGGGCATGACTTGGCTCAGGTCCCGTATTCCGGCGTCCCGGACGAAGCACCTCAGACTGACGTTCCGAACGATTATCAGGACGTTAGGCCGACTGCGGCCGAGGGTCTGGCCTCCTTTGGTGAAGGGGCGACCAAGACCGCCTCATTCTTCGGGCAGGTCGCTGCAGATAACGCCTTCAACGACTTTCAGTCCGGCGTCACCAAGATACTGAACGGCGATCCGTCCAAGACGGTGCAGGGGCCGAACGGCGAGCCTCTGCCGGATACCGGGTATCTCGGCCTCAAGGGGCGCGCGGCGCTGGACGCCAGACCTCAGATTGAAAAACAGATCGACGACCTGCTGAACCAGACCCGTAGCGGCCTGCAAACCCCTGAGCAGTTGGCGCAGTTTGAAACCTACTCCCGTCGCTACCGCACCTATGCCAGCGAGCAGGTCGGCTCTCATGCCGATCAGCAGGCGACGACCTGGTACACGTCGGTCAACTCGGCGAGCGAGAAGAATGCGCTCGATGCGATAGCTGCCAACCCGCTCGATCCGACGGCGATGGCTAACGGGGGGGCCGACCTCATCAACGCACGGGTGAAGCAGGCACAGATCAATGGGGCGCAGCCCGGCGATCCTGTCTATCAGGACGCGATTACCAGCGCCAAACGCGACGCTCTCAAGACCCAAGTGCAGGCCATCGGTGCTACCGACCCCTCCACGGCGTTGCGCATTCTTGAGAAGAACAAGACGCTGGCGGATACGGACTATCCGGCCCTTTACGCAGACCTGAAGGACAAGGCCGACAAGAAGGACGGTCTGGATTTCAGCACGTCGTTTCTGGCTGCTCATAAGACGCAGACCGATACGGCGTCAGCCGGTTCGATCACTAACCCGGCTCAGCCGATCTATCGGCAGGCGGCGACGGATATACCAGGCGGCATGTCGCCCACCG